ATGTTTTTACCGCATCAGCAGAAGCTAATAAATCATCTATTTGCGACAATGCAGTTGATGCGGCTTTGTAGTCTTTACTGACATCAGCACGCAATTTAATTGTTTGTCCTTCTGTCAAAGGCTTCAAAGTAGGCGCGCCAGACGCAGGTTGCATTCTGTTGCGCAACGCTTCTTCGCGGCTGACAAATATGGACTGACCTGTTGCTGGATCAATAACCGCAACTGGCGGCTGCTCGGCGCGGGGTTGTGCGGGTGGCCGGCTCTGCTGTGCAATCTGTATCTTTTGCGCTTGCACGTTAGCGGGCAAAGGCAAATCTGCGTAAGAGCCAACTGTGGTGGGCGCGCCGCTAAATGCAGGCACTTGCACAATATCTGTGCCACCGCTACGGTTAACTGTTTGCGTTGAAGGCTTTAATTCGCTTGCGCTAGCGCCTTGAGCCGCAAGATATGCTTGGCGTTGCTCAAAAGGTATTGCCAACAAAGTCTGTTGTGTAACTAAAGCCTTTGCTTTTTCTTCGGGGGAAAACAAAGGAGACGCTTGAATGTCTTCTGTATGCGCGGTAATGTTGGCGTCCGACGGACGACCGCTAATATCACGCAATGCTTGACCTAGCAATTGTTGTTTTGCTTTGGCTGCCGTAGCAAGGCTAGATGAAGTCGCAGCCCGGCTTGCTTCTGTTGCAGCTTGCTCTTTCCGAAAGTTAATACCTAACTGAGGGCTAACTTTAAACAGTTGGCTTTCGTAGTCAGCCGCAGTAGGGTCCAGCCTGCGCAACATGTTTTTCTCTTGCGCAGCTGCTTCGGCTTCGCGCATTTGAAGTTGCGCCATAGCATTTTGAGTCTGCGCATTTTTAATCTGCGAAACTTGCGCAAGCGCGTTCAAAGGGTTTTGCAACTCAACGCCGCGAAAACCCATTGCAATGTTTGGATCAAGTGCCATGTTTAATAATCCCCTTCACCAAACGTGCCGCTGCCACTACCACCAAAATTAACAAGGTTACTGCCGCCGCCACCCGCTTGAGGTAACAAACGGTTCATTAAGTTTTGATTTTGCGTGTAATTTAGGTATTGGTTTAAACCACCCGTTAGCGCATTAGCGCCGCCAACATAACCAGATGCGCGGGCGTTAGCGCCGGCCATCATGTTGTTACCGGCCATTGTTCCAAAATTACCGGCAGCAGCGCCCATATTGTTTGTAGCCGTCTGGCCAAATCCAGCCCGGCTTGCAAGTCGGTTGTAAGCATTACCAAACTCATTAGAAGCAAACTCTTGGCCATAACGCTGGGCAGCTTTTAAAGCGCCGCCGCTGATCAAACCACCACGGGCCGCCGCTTGACGATCAAGCGCTTTAAGACCTTCTTGAAATCTAAAACTATAACTAGGGTCCATAGAACCCATAATGTCGCCAGACTCTATTTTATTAAGCGCGTTAATACCTGATTGGCGAAATGGTTCTTGCAGTTCAAGTTGCTTATTGAACATGCGCTCTTGAAGTTCAGTTGCGCGGTCAGCTGATGCTGCTTGTGTCTTAGCAGCGCTTTTAGATGCGCTTGCGCCGACTAAAGCGCTGCCGCCAGTTATTAAAGCCGGTATTATCCATGGCATATCAACTCTCCTGTAGGCACTTGGCCAGTTCTTGAGCCTCGGCTACATCGCCTGGCACAATTAAAACTTCGTCAACTTCATCCATATCAGTGCATTCAGTTGCATGAATGCAATACCACACAACGTCTGTGAGTGATTTTACGCCATGATGCTTGTCGGCTTCAATAGTCAAACAGGCTGGGGCGTGAATAATTTTGCGCTCGCCATCCACCATCAACTCAATTGAGCCACTGGCCAGAATCGACAGGTGGCTAAACTTGTGCTTGTGCTGGACAAGCACGTGCCCTGCTGGTATCAGCGTCTCTTTGGCGTAGACGCCTGCGCTGAAATGATGATTGATCATAGGGCGGCGATTACAAAAGCAAGAAGTTCGTCGTAACGCACGCCTAACACGCTGTGGCCGTCTACGACGTCTGAGCAGAAGATACCATAATCTTCAGCGTTCAAGCCCTCGGCCGCAAACGCTGCCCGCACGTCTTGCGCAATAACGCCGACGTGTTTGCGCGCCTTGTCGCCTTTGTTGGCCACAGAATCTCTGAACTTAAACGTCTTAATCAAGCCTTTGATGCGCTTGGCCACGGCTGTCTCTGCCTCAGTCAGATCAGCCACGTCTTGCTTCATGTTGCCGTCAGACGTGTTGATCGTACCGGTCGCGGCGTAGACCACGTTCCAGCGCTGGGCGGCGGCGCCGAGCGTCAAGTTGTTGTCAACCGCTGGCTTGAACGCTGCGCCTTCAAACACTATCGCGCTGAAGTTGTTAACCAAGATACAGCCTGTGAGGCCGCCAGAGTTAATGCCACCATAACCGCTGGCGTTACCAACGGTCACGCCATTAAATACAGCGTTTGTTCCTGAATAAGCGCTGTTAACTTGAGTAGACGTCAGGGTAAGTGAGCCGCCCAAAGTTAAAGACCCCGACGTAGTGACTGTGCCACTTAGGGATAACCCTGCTACTGTACCTGTACCTGAGACGCTAGTGACCGTACCAGAGCCACCGCCTGCGGGGACTGCCCAAGTGCCGTCGTTACGCAAGAAAGTTGTTGTGCCGCCAGTTGGTTGTGGAATTGTGTAGCCATTCCAAACCATGTTGTTGCTGAAATACAAGTTGTTCCAGCGATGGGTAGGGTCGCCCAAGCTGACTGGATACGCAGAGCCTACGTCACCGTAAGGCATAAACTTAGCGCCATCTAACTGAACGGCAGAAGCTGGGCCACTGAAAGTGCTGTTGGCCAAGGTCAACACAGTACCTTGCGATCCCATGCCGTAACCAAAAGCACCCAATGCGCCAATAGACGCGCCGTTTGATGTTGAGGTGGTGCCAAACACTGCGGTCACAGATGACGTGTAGCCAGCCGTTGTGACTGCCTGCAATGTAGGTGTTGTGCCGCCAGAGCCGTTAGCCGCTGCGGTAATGCGGCCCTGTGCGTCAACAGTAATGTTGGCCGACGTATAGGAGCCGGGTGTCACTGCTGTGGTGTTCAGCGAGATCGTGCCAGTTGTGGTGATCGTGCCACCACTCAAACCCGTGCCTGCGGTGATGCTGGTGACTGTACCGCCGCCGGCACCGGCTGGTGTAGCCCATGTGCCGTCATTGCGTAAGAAAGTTGTTGTAGACCCAGCAGGGGCGGGGATTGCATAACCGTTCCAGTCAAACACGTTGTTTAAGTACATTCCGTTCCAGCGATGGCCAGAGCCGCCCAAGGTAATGGGTGTCGTGCCGCCACTGTCTGCCACTGGCATGAAGTTGCCGTTGGTGAACTCAATTGCGTTTTGTGTGCCTGCACCGCCCACCAAATTGTTGGCCAACACCAAGGTCGTCTCAATAGACGCTATGCCCGCACCAGTGGCCGTGCCAAACACGCCATTGCCAAGCGTTGCGCCTGTGGTTGTGCCGTTACCGCCAACAACAGCGTTAAGCGATGCAATGTTGCCTGCTGTCAAAACAGTCTGCAAAGTCCCAGAGCCGCCGCCGCCAATGGGGTTGCCGTTCAAGTCATAGAAACCAGAGGATTCCACACCGTCTTCATAGCGGTTAGCTGCGCCTTGTTTGTATTGGTCAACAGAACTGGAGAAATTGCAAGCTGTTAAAGCCAGAGGGAAGTACGAACTGACGTTGTTAATTGTGGGGCGTGTAGCGCTAGGTGTGTAAGCGTTTAAGCCCACCCAGCCGCAACCATTGAAGGCAATGGGGAACGCAACCCCAGCCGAAGACGCGGCCAAGTAAACACTGGCTGCGGGGTAACTTGGAGCGCTGCCGCCAGCGTTTCCAATTGTTGCAAAACTACAACCTGTTACCACGCCAGACATGCCGGGACGAGCAATAGTTTGCTCAACCCAAAGCTGCGCTTGACCGCCGTTAGTTTCAAAATAAATGCCTTGCAAGTTAAAGCCGCAAGCACCTTGTTGCGCAAATTGACCACCGCAATTGGTTAAACGCAAACCCCATTTAGAACTGGACAAGTCTGTGCCATAACCATTGGCCTCAATAGAGCCACCAACAAAAGTAAACGTATTTGCACCAATGACTAAGCCGCCATAAAGGTTGTTGTTGCCTACGGTGCAACCTATCATGGTGATGGCGTTAGGCTCAGATGCAAACGCGCCGCCACCGCTAGACTCAAAGCGAAAACCTTGGTTGTTAAACCTAATGGTGACGCGGTTGAACACTGTAGACAAAAAGTCTAAACCGTAAACACCCGTGTCCCAACCAATTAGCAAGATGTTTGTAAAGTTAACAAACGCGCTGTCTGTGATGCTAATGCCAGCGCCTACGCCTACAAGATCCTTGCCTTGCAATGTAAAGTCCGAAAAATAACTGTAATCAGCGGGTTGAGCAGAATAGCCGTTGATGGTAAGTCCATTGAAACTACCAGTCTGATAAATAATTGTTGCACCAACGCCATCGCCGCGCATAGAAGGACGGGTCAGGGGGTTGCCCGTTTCCGTATTCATTGTCATCGTCAGCGTAGATGAAATGATGTAAATGCCTTCAGGTAAATAAACCACGCCACCATTGGTCTGAGCGTAAGCAATTGCTGCTTGGATGGCCGCCGTGTCGTCGGTTGTGTTGTCGCCTTTAGCGCCAAAGTCTTTAACACTGATCAGGTCTGTCAGCTTGTTATGCACTGTTCGGCCAACAGCATTAGAAATTAAACCGTCTGTGTTGGCTTGCTTAAAGCCAATCAAAGCGTCTCCCAAATTTACGTCAGTTTGGTTAGCAAGCGCGGTCAATAAAGCGGTGTAATCGTTAGCGCCGGGGATGTTGTCCCAACTGCCTATTAGCACGTTGGTAGCATCTTGCAAAATGAATTTGTAGGAGGCGTTTTCAGTCAGCCAAATCTCAGCAGGCACCCGACCAGCGGAGTCCAAAACAATTGGGTTGCTGTGCGCTGATAGACCGCTTGACGAGGTAAATGTTTGGGCAGCGGAAGTGGTGCCTGCTGCGTAGGTGTACAGCAAACCGCCAGACAAGGGCACGCCGTTGTCGTCAAAGAATTGAGCGCCGGCGCCTGCGAATAGGGAAATGTTAACTGTCATGGTTTAATCCTCAAACGATACTTGTGATGATACCGTTTACCACGGTAACAGTTTTTAAATCAACAGTGGTAAATGTACCAGTTGCACCTGTGTTTTGGGTTGCCATTGTGCCAAGCCCCAAATTGGTTCTTGCGCCGGAAGCTGTGGATGCGCCAGTGCCGCCACGAAGGATGGGCACTTCGCCTGACGTGATTTGATTTGCACTTATGGCAATTGGCGTGTTGACAGCGCTGGTTAACTGACCTTGCAAGTTGACTGCAATAGTTGCCACATTGGATGCTGTGCCGTAAGTGCCAGCCGTTACGCCAGAGTCATTGATTTTGATCGCTACAGAGCCTGCACCATTGGTCACGCCAATGCCAGTGCCTTGGGTTAAAGTGTTCAACACGTAGCCAGTGCCGTCACCGATTAGCAGTTGGCCATCAGTAGGGACGCTATCTGTACCAGTACCACCATTGACAACACCAATGATGCCGTTGCCGCCGCCCACAATGGTGTACAAGTTGTTTAGGAACCTAAACCACTCACGCGAGATCATCCCCGTGCGCTCATCTAAGAACGTCACGCGGGGGGCGGGGATCTGTGTGATGTTAGGCATTTGTCGGGCTTGCGTGCAGTTCTGCGCCAACAATGGCAATCTTGACAGGGTCGGTGCCAGACACTTCGTAAACACGGTCACGAAGTTTGAGGGTCATGCCAAGCCGTCTCCAAATAGTCCTGTGGCCAAACTCGCCAATGCGGCCCATGCTTGTCCAGTGTTCGCTTGACCACGTGTGGCCGCCATCGTCTGACCAGCGAAGCATTGCTTGCGGGTCTGGGATGGGGGTCTGCGTAAAGGCAGACAAAATATAATCGCCGCTTTCTGTAATCAGTTGATTGCCTGATTCAGTAATCAAAAAGAAAGACTCATCTATGGTCAAACCGTTTAAGCCAACACCAGTTTCAGCGTCTAATTGCAGGCTGTGGTGGGTTGACCGTTTAAGGTTGTTCTGGCCCGTAGGCAGGGCACGCCATGAACGTAGCCATTTTTGAGGCGCGCCGTTGTCTGAGTAAACATCTAAGTCATAGGTGTAGATGTTGCCGTTTTCAAAGTCACCCACAATTGTGTTGCCGCCAAAATTGCACTGGCAGTTTGAACGGTGGCGAGTGTATTGGCCATCTACTAGACCCGCACGCTCATGCCATGCCTGTGTGGCTGCGTCGTACACCCATGTTGCGTTGGCGCTTGGAAAAGTCAACACGTAGAAAATGTGGCCTTCTTGCTGATAGCTGTAAGCCAAAGCGTCAGAGATGTTGCCGTATTGTGCAATAGCATACTCAACCGCATGGGTAGAAACGCGCTGGCCGTTGTACCCGGCAGCTTTATAGACAATGCCTTGGCCACGGGCATCAGTGCCAAGCCAAAACAGGGTGTTGTCTAACTTAGCCACTGAGAATGGAGCCACGCAGCCGATTTCGTTAAATGCGCCTTGAATGCGTTGCAGGGGAAAATCCACGCCGCCCACGTCGTACCAGACCTCAACTGAGTCTGTGCCAAAGAGCCAAGCCTCGCGGTGATCCACGTTGATGGCCACCAAGCCGTCTGGAGAGCCTTCAGCGCTTGCAAAATCAAGAGGGTCTACCGATGTGCCATCAAGCAATTGCGTGACCCACACACGCTGGCTATTGGGTTCGTTAAAAACAAAGTAGCCATCTAAGTAGCCCACAGTCGCAGCGCCGGGGAAGTCGGGGTCTGAAATATATTTAAATACTTTTGTCTTTTCGTTGTAGATGTAGCTGGGGCCACCGCAGGCAAAGAATATTTGCGTGCCGTTGTCAGCAATTGAGACGGGGCCGCCAGCCGCTATGTCACCCAATTTGACTGGCAGCGAAGTCATGGTTCTCATTCTGAAGACTTCGGTGCCCGACACAACATAAAAGTCTGTGCCGTTTGTTTGGTTTGCCCACAATGCCCGAATGGGGCCAGTGCCGACAGAGCGTTGAAATTTTAGACCGGGCGCGCGGTTTAGGAAGCCTGCCTCTTTGCCACCCTCGGGAATGACCTCGGGAAACAAGTTAACCATGCGGTTATCCGCAGCATTGACGCTGCGGGCAACGTAGCTGGAGCCAAGAATCGGCGTCTTCATCAGTAGTTACCGGCGTAGATGTTAAAGCGCTGGCGGTTTGCCACCAATGCGTAAGGCAGTGCCATCACATCGTCTGGGTTGTTGATGCGCTTGAGATCGCGCTTAGAAGTCATGGCGATGCGCTGCACTTGGGGGCTTGGCTCAACGCCAAACTCAGGTGCAAATTCCATGGCCAAGTTATACGTAAACGCCCGCAAATAACCGGGCGGGTAATACAGTTCTGTTGACAGCGTGGCAGGTCTGTTGAGTTCTTCAACCGACACAATGTGCCACTCCAAGTCTTGTGTGGGCCTTGGGTAAACGGTCATTGTAATGTCGGGAAACCCCATGTTTACCCACATAACTTGCGGGTAAGTGGATGTTACAGTCTTAACAGCAATACCGTTGTACTGCTGTTGATTGATCATCTTAATGCCATACGACACGCCGTTGGGCGCTTTGAAGTACGTTGCGTCGTCCACTAACACTGGACGGTTGCCAACAAAGTCGCCAGTGGGGCCAAGGGTGCGGCTAAGAAGGCTAGCCGGCCATGTAAAGACTTGATCTTGGGTATAAAACACTGACAAACGTTCAGTGTTCCATGAGTCAATCATTTGATTGAGCGCCATCAAGGCGTCTTGCGACATAGATGCGGAAGGCGTTTCGCCCTCGGCCAAAATACCTAACAGGCGCAAAGCGCGGTTGATTTGATCGCCAGCGGTATACGTCGCCATGTTCAGACTCCTTCGGTTGCTTCCTCTGCCGGTTTACGGCGGCGCTTTGTCTCCAACGTATTTACGGGAGCCGCCTGAACAGGCGTGTCTGGATTGTAGCGCGTCCAGCCATTTTTTTCATCCATTTCGATCTCAAGTTCCATTGTGGCAACTTTAGCGCCATGGACAGGGTGTACGAGTGTG